GAAGAGTTGATGAATTTGGATATATGTCTGCTTTTACATCAGACGGTTTTACTGTAACTGCTGGAAGTTCTGATAATGCTTATTGGAATAACAATACTGCAACCTATGTAGCTTGGTGCTGGAAAGAGAGTGCTGATGCTGGGTTTGATATAGTTTCATGGACTGGAAATGGATCATCACAAAATATTTCTCATTCCTTATCAGCAGTTCCTCATTTTATGATTACAAAAAATCGTAGTGCTACTGGAGATTGGTCAACTTATCATAAATACGGTGGTGGAACAAAAACTTTTTATTTAAGTAATACAGATGCAATAGGCACAACTTCTTCACCTTGGAATGATACAACTCCAACTTCAAGTGTATTTTCAGTAGGTGGTGGTGCATACACAAATGGAGATGGAAATAGTATAATTGGTTATTTATGGACAGAAAAACAAGGCTACTCAAAATTTGGCTCATACACCGGCAACGGAAGTGGAACCGACGGAATTTTTGTTTACACCGGATTTAAACCAGCTTGGTTATTAGTAAAACAAAGTAGTGCGTCTGGAGAGGGTTGGTATATGTGGGACAATAAAAGAAGTTCATCAGGTGGTCATAATGAAAATGATAGATATTTAATAGCAAGTGCTAGTAATGCTGAAGGAACATTAGGAGTAGATTGCGATTTTCTTTCTAATGGATTTAAACATTATTATTCAGGTGATGCTTCAAATGGTTCTTCCGATACCTATATTTACATGGCTTTCGCAGAAGCACCATTCGTAAATTCAAATGGAGTGCCTTGTAACGCAAGATAATTATGCTACAAAAATTAAGATTTCAACCTGGATTTAATAAACAAGTTACAGCGACTGGTGGTGAAGGTCAATGGGTTAGCGGTGATTATGTTCGTTTTAGATATGGTTCACCTGAAAAAATAGGGGGATGGGCTCAGTTAGGCGATGCTACTCTTACTGGAAGAAACACAGCATTACACCATTTTGTTAATGCAAGTGGTATTAAATATGCAGCACTTGGTACAAATAGATTTTTATATGTATATTCAGGAGGAGCATTTTATGACATTACTCCTATTAAAGCTACAACAACTTTAACTAATGCATTTACCACAACTAATGGTGATGCCACAGTTACGTTAACTTTTTCATCTGATCACAATATTTCTAAATATGATATTATTCGTTTAGATAATTTTACAGCTATTACTAATTCTAATTTTAGTTCTGGTGATTTTGATGATACAAATTTTATGGTAACAACGGTTCCAACTTCAACAACACTTACTATTGAAATGGAATCAGCAGAATCTGGTTCAGGAGCTAGTACTTCTGGTGGAATAAGAGTTCAACACTTTTATTCAATTGGACCTGCAACTGAAGCGTCAGCAGCTGGTTGGGGATTAGGATTATGGGGTGGTACTGTAGCTGGAGAAGCTTTTGATACTTTAGATGGAGCATTAACTTCAGGATCATCTAGTATTGTATTAGATGATTCTACTGCTTTCCCTGCATCAGGAACAGTTTTAATAGACAATGAAAGAATTGCTTATACAACAAACACTACTGGTACAGGTACTTTATCAGGTTTAACTAGAGGGTCAGACAACACAACAGCTGCATCACACAGTGATGGAGTAACAGTAACTGATGCTTCTGAATATACTAAATGGGGTGCATCACAAACAGGTGATATTGTTACAGCTCCAGGTTTATGGTCCTTGGACAATTATGGAAATAAATTGATTGCAACTATCGTGGATGGTGCAACTTTTGAATGGGATTCAGATGCAACAGGTGCAACATCTACAAGAGCAACAATCGTTGCTAATGCACCAACAGCAGCAGTACAAACTTTAGTATCTACACCTGATAGACACTTAGTATTTTTTGGAACTGAAACAACTATTGGAACTACAACTACACAAGATGATATGTACATACGTTGGTCGGACCAAGAGAGCATTAATGCCTCAACTTCTTATGCACCTTCAGCAACCAATACCGCTGGTACACAAAGACTGGCCGATGGAACACGGATCGTGGGAGCTATAAGAGGTAGAGATGCGATCTATGTTTGGACTGATACATCTTTGTTTATTATGAGATTTGTTGGTTCGCCTTTTACTTTCTCATTTCAACAAGTTGGAACAAACTGTGGATTGATTGGTAAGAACGCAGCGGTTGAAGTTGATGGTTCTGCTTATTGGATGTCAGAAAATGGTTTCTTTAGATACACTGGTAAATTAGAATCTTTAGCATGTTTAGTTGAAGATCATGTTTATGATGATATTAACACAGTTCCTAAAAACCATATTTATGCAGGATTAAATAACTTGTTTGGTGAAGTTACTTGGTTCTATCCAGGTAGTGGTGCTGCATCTAACAATAGATCAGTAACCTATAACTTTATGGATTCAACACCTGAGCGACCAGTATGGACTACAAGTTCACTTGCAAGAAGTACTTGGGCAGATTCATCTATATTTGGTAAACCTCATGGAACAGAATATGATTCAAGTGCTACAAGTGATACTACAGTTGGTAATACTGATGGTGTGACTATTTACTATGAACATGAAACAGGACAAGATCAAATTAAAGGTGGAGCAAGAACTGGTATTTCAGCAAGTATACAATCAGGAGATTTTGATATATCTTTAGCTCAAGGTGGTGGAGCAGATTTAAGAGGTGATGGTGAGTATATGATGAAAATTAGAAGAGTTCTTCCAGATTTTTTAACTCAAACTGGAGATGCAAGAATTACATTAAACTTGAAAAATTACCCAACAGATGCAGAAGCAAGTTCTTCATTAGGGCCCTTTACATCTTCGACAACGACGACTAAAATAGATACACGTGCAAGAGCAAGAGCGATAGCTTTAAAAGTAGACAACACTAGTATTAAACAACACTGGAAACTTGGTACGTTTAGATTAGATATACAAGCGGATGGGAGAAGATAATGGCTGGATTAAGTTCAATTGTAAATATAGGATATCATGGAACAAGTCCTGCAATTGCTGATGCTATAGCAGCATCAGGATTTAAAGGAGGTACGTTTCCAACATGGGCAGGGAAAGGCAATATATTTACATCAAATATAGATGTTGCCAAGAGATATGGGCCAAGACAACTTGGTGTAGTTACATCTGCAAGAAATTTAACTTCTCCAATTGGAGGAGGAATAGGTCAGGGTGGAATTAGTTTTGGTAAAGAAATAGTAACTAAACCTGCACAAGCAACTAAAGGAATGAATCTTTATAATAAATTAATGTCAGGCGCATACGCCAATTCTCCAATGGCTCAAAGATTATTACAAACAGGAACGACGGCAATTAAAAATCCTACTAATTGGTTAAAATTAGCAGGTATTCCACTTTCAGCTCTTACAGGAATATTATCTTCTACACCTGCAAACACAGATGAAATTGATTTTGATATGAAAACAATGATGGCAAAAGAAGCATTATTTAGAAGAAAACAAAAACAAGCAAACGTTTTTAAACAAATGAAACAAAAACAATTAGCAGAGGAAGCGGCAGCTAAAAAAGCAGCAGAGGAAAAAGCAGCGGCAGATAGAAAAGCACAACAACAAAAAACAATAGCAGCTAGAGGAACTGCTCAAGGTTCAGGTGGAACTTTTGTTGATAGAAAAACTGGTGCTATGAAAGGATATGAAAAAGGTGCAGGTGGTGGTAAAGATGCACCTAGTCAACATTTTTATATTGCTAGAGGTGGTTTAGCTCAACGTGCACCACGTTACGCTAATGGTGGATTAATAAACTTTTATAGATACGGAGGATACCTTGGCTAGAATTGTACAATCATTAACACAACCTTTAGAAAAATACGATCAACAAATACAACAATCATTTGTTAGAGATGTTGATAGTATCGTGCAAAAATTAAACACATCATATCAACAAGATTTAAAAGAAGAGGCGGAAGCAGAAGCTTTCTTTTTTGGATAATGGCTAATACATTCGTCAATAAAAAAGCAGATTTAACTAGTAATAGTGCTACTACATTGTACACTGTACCTAGTGCCACAACTGCTGTTATAAAATCAATACTAGTATCTGAAGATTCAGGTAATGCTGATACTATAACAGTGACTATAACTGATACAGATGATGCTGTATTTAGCTTATTTAAGACTAAATCCATATCTGCTAATGGAACAACCGAATTATTATCTGCACCTTTAGTGGTTGCAGAGAGTGAGATTATAAAAGTAACCGCAGCAACAGCTAATAGACTACATGTCGTGCTGTCTGCGCT